GAACCTAAAGAAAAGAAAAGGTGGCCTAATGTTTGAAAACTTTTTTAAATTTGAATGGCTAGATATATTTTTTAAGGATCTATCCATAGGACTAGGACTTGTAGCTATCCTTGTGGTTATCTTTTGGCTGCTGGATAAAATTAAATCAAAGCCAGATTTGACTACAAGACTAGCTGAACAGGAACAATGGCAAAAGAGGTTTAAAAAATGATGAAATATTATGAGTAGAAAACAACGCTATCAATTAACAAAAGAAAGGAATGAGTCAGACATGATTTGTGAAAAGATTATAGACACCAAGCCCATAGATAAACCTAATAAATTAGTACAAGCGACAAACATACTAGAAATGGTCTTGTTAGGTGCTAGCGATTTAACTGATGAAATAACAAAGCAAAATCTAACAGATGCAGATTATAAAAGAATAAAAAAAGATATAAAAAAAGGTTATAAATTTTTAAAGGAATATTATGACAACAGATAAAGAAATAATAGAAAAAATTGTTAGGTGGTTAGAGCTAAATATTAAAGCTCCTTATTTAGAGACAGATTTAATTACCGATAATAAAAACTTATTAAAAGCTATAAAGGATTGGAAAAAGGAAAAAACAATGACAAATGAAGAAAAATGCAAAGTTGGCGTTTATGATAGTGTAAATGTAGTTATCATAAGACTTAAAAAGATATTGAGTGATTATAAAATAAGTAAAAAAGTTAGAAATTCTTTGGAAGATATAAGGGATAATAATTGGCAAGGAAAAAATGACAACAACAGATAAACCTAATAAAAATAAGTTCATTAAAAAGACAATAAAAGGAATTGCAATAGATGTTAGAAGTAAATCATCACTTTTTATAACGATAGGAAAATGGGTAATATATATTGACAACTCAACAGGCGAACACATTATAGAAAGTTGGATAGATTAATGAAAGATTTTGAAAAATAAATGACTAGCTTAATCATAGAATATAAAGAAATTATTATGATCGTCATGGCCTGTATTGTAAGCGGCCTGATTTACTTAAAATGAAAATGAAATATTTAGACAAATTACGCAGAATGATACGAAGGCTAAAAATAAAATTTCCTAGATGGGATATATTTAAGCTAGTCAAGGAGGCTCAAAGGAGGATCAAATGATAATAAAAGAATTAGTTAGAAGATTAAAACTTTGTAATCAAAATAAACCAATAAGATTTTATTTTTTAAAAGATGCAGATTTAAGTGGTTGTGAATATGAAACACTTTTAGAAATGAATGAACAAGTGGAATTAACTATCAAACTTAATAATAGTAATGAAATGGGATCAACAAAGAAAGATTAAATGAAAGATTATATTCTAGCTTGGATTGAACGCATAGCAAGTCGTATTCAAAATTGGGCTTGGGATAAGCGATTTAAGTATAGAAACCATAAAAAAAAAGAGAGGGAGGTAGCAAAATGAGTAAAACAAGTTGGTGGAGTTTAAAAATATACGACTATCCAAATTATAAACCTAATGAAACTGATTTAGAACATATCGCAAAATGTATCATTGAGGGTTATGATAATGGAGAATTAATACAGGAAGAAAGTGAGGTAGCAAATGAGCATAAAAGTAAAAGAGCTAGTTAAAATACTAAAAACACTGCCGCAATCTAAAGAGGTTTATTATAGCGATAATAACCAATTTTTAGATATTGAGTATGCGTACAATCAATCGGATAGATTGGCGGCTCAAGGTGGTCTTGTAATTGTTGGTATGCAAGAAAATTCATCTCTTAAATTTAAAGATAAAAAAAATTATTTCTTTGACAAAAAAGAGTTGAGAAAAAAAATAAAATTAACCAATAAATTAAATAAAATTATCAAAGAACATAAGTAATGAAAGTAAAGAAAATAAATGACCAGAGGCACATCCAAGAGATTATCTTGGCAAGGTAGCCATAACCGATACAAAAAATCTAGTGCTATCTACAAAGAGGCTTATGAGAAGATTTTTAAAAAGAAAAAAAGGAAGGATGACTACCCTAAAAAAAAGGGAGGGAATTAGGGTAGCCACTAGATGTTGTCTTTATACTTTCCGATTATACTTTATCTTGAATTTTTGTGCAATTTCTTTTTCAAACTTGGGATTTTCAGCGACCCTTTCCCAAAACTCCGACACAATATTTCCCTTTTCTTCCTCACTAAATTTTCTAGCGTTAAGGAAATCTAGCAAACTTTGCAGGGGGGGTAATTTGAAAATTCCTTTTTTATTCCTTGCAATAGCTCTTTGATAGTTAAAATTAGAAGATTTTCTAATTTTGCTTAATGCGTATTGTATCAATTTAGGGTTAACATATTGAGTCATAATCCTACTAGTTAACTAGTTAATATATATAACTATATCTTAATTGAGGCATAAAAAAGATACCCCTCTACTAGCAATAAATGTACCTCCCCTTTAAAGTTATTAACAAGCTGATACACTCCTTGCCAATCATTCCCTAAATGGACTTAAAATGTTCTAGTAAAGATCCTGTTAGCTCAATCTGAAATTGTGGGCAAAAAAAGGCAGAACACAATTTGGACACAAAGCTCAAAAAGAGGACATGATGTCGCACCTAAAATAAATGACCCTTAAATTTTGATGCTCTAGTTTTCAACAAACTGAAATACAACCTCCAATTTAGAAAAGTCAATGTGATATACTAAGGGTTGAAAGGAGAAATATGTCAGAAAAAAAAGATGATGACTATTACCTTTGCCAAGCAATAGGAAGAAGGGGTTTAACTCATGCTTGGGGCCAAGGTAAAACTCCTGAACAAGCTATGGCTCAATGCCATAAAGCAGTACAGGAGTCTATCGTAGATAAACCATCAAAATTAAGGCATAAACCTTATGCCTATATTGTTGGTCATGCTAATTGGTGGTCTTTGAAAGTCCAAGTAGTATTGGATCACTAAAAAAAGTAAGGGGAATGATAGCAAATTCCCCTTATTCAATCAACTTAATTTCTGTAATTTTTGGTTTCTTGAAAAAGCCCTTGTCGTTTCAATCGGTTGATTGCTCTTGTCCAACCCCATTCCTCTAAAAACCTAAATAATTTTTTCATATTATTTGATTTCTATGATTTTGGGCTTTTTACCTTCTGGTAAAATCTTTTTTAAAGATATTTTAAGCAAGCCGTTTTTTAGTTCTGCACCTTTGATTTCTACATCATCAGCAACAGTAAAAACCTTAGAAAAATACCTTTTGGCAATACCTCTATGGATTATTCCGTTAGAGTCCTTGTCCGTTTTATTTTCCTTAACCGACCTAATACTTAAAAGATTGTCCGAATATTCTACGGCAATGTCCTTTTTTTCATAACCAGCAAGAGCCAATTCAATATCATAATGATGGTTTTCCTTTTTTACGATATTGTAAAAAGGAAAGGCAGACGTAGGAGTTCTAAAGAACTCATCTCCGTCATCCATAAGTCTTTCAAAATGATCAAATATATTATCAAATCCTATTGAAATAGGTCGTAGTTGGTTAAAGATTGAGGGTAATTTATTGAATGTCATTTAAACCTCCTTGTTTAGACAGTTTATAAATAGGGTCTTAAAAAGCACCCATACGTTGTATATAGTCTATTTTGATAGAATTACAAGAATTAAAGAAAGATTATTTGATAAATTTGACCTTCCGACTAGCCAAACCCTGTCGCAACAACCTTTGGTGGTATTGTTCCTTTTGCTTTCTGCTCATAATGGAACGCAACTTGAGATTGTTCAGATAACTCCTTTCAAAATTAGGATCATCCCTAAACAAATATTCATTGGTCAAATTCTTGCCTCTATTTCGCCAACAAATATACCCAAACATAGCCAATCGGTCTAAATGCTTTAAAAGGGTTTTGCGGTGCTTAATAGCCAATCTCTTTTTTAGGTAGGCATGACTAGGGCAACAACCATTAGGAGCATTTTTGAGCCTTCTAAGGAGCATTAACAGGCACTTCTCAGTTGGTTTAAGAACTGTGTTGTCTAGCAATTCATGCTCAACCTTTAGAAAGCCTTTAGTTTTATTCGTTGCCATAATGATCCCAACCTTTAACAAAAGGAGGTCTTGCAAACAATTCAATTCTTGGAAGATCGCCACATAATTCTACAATCCTATTCCTAACACAATCAGGTTTTTGACTATGCTTTCGTCTTGGACTTACAATTAATTGTTCAACATTTTTTGATAATCTTTTTGGCTTTCCTTTAGTAGCTAATAAACACATTTCAGGATTTTTTCTTACCCAATAACCCATCCCTTTAAAATATTTATTTGTTTGTGTTGTTTTAGCCCAAGTAAAAGCCACTGTTTTATATGTAAAACCCCATCTTTTAATAAGCTCAAAGGATTTTTCAAGAAAAGGATCAGTAACCCAAAGAAATAATACACAATCCACATCACAAATATTAGACAGAGGAAGCCGTAAGATGTCGTTAAATTCCATGCAATTATAATGTTGTGTTGCATTTCTTTTTTCACCTCTTTGAGAATAACTTTTAAAGTAGTAGGGAGGATCTGCGTAAATAATATTATATTTTCCTATTGGAAATGAATCAGTTTTTCCCATAACATTTTAAAATAAATTTAATTTCCTTTCCCATTGGCTATCGCAAATTCCACAACCGCATTAAAGCTAAAGCTAATCCGTTCAGCATCAGGATCAGGACTATTCATAGGTGCAACAAAATGAGCTAGATGACTTGGAAATATCAAGTAAGTTTTTTCGGTGGGATTTCTCCGCCATGTTGAAAAAGAAAAATAATTTTCTGATCCTTCAAAAAATTCTATTGAGCCGCTTATATCATGGTGGGACTTGGCACATTCCAAGGGAATCATTTTAGGGATTTGCAAATAACCAACGCATGAAATTTGTGGGTGCTTTTGTTCACAGGCAGCATGGTTGGTGTGTTGATGGATGGAATTGAATTGATTTGTTTTCTGAACTATATACCAACAACTATTGATTACAATTCTTTTGACCTTAAAATCTGGATATAAAGTCTGGCAATATTCAGTAATGCAAACATCAAAGAAAGAATGTTTATATTTTAATAAAACCTCTGGCGTAACCATGTATTCTGAATCAACGCTGCCTACTAATTTATGAGCAAATGAATATCGTTGTCTTTCTTCAGGAGATAAACCTCTAATCATTTTAAGATCGGCCAAAAAATCCTTGACTAAATTATCAGGCAAAGGTTGTTCAGAAATGGTTGAGCCAAAAGGCTTGAACATTTTAATATTAATTTTATCTTTCATACTTAAATTTTTCTAATGGAGTTAATTTTTCTTTGGGAATAGACCACACATAAGGTCTGGATTGAATATGAAAGTTTGTCCATTCTCCCAGCCTCTCTATATTATGTGGTGCAACGTACCCAGCAAAATAAAAAGTAGGAAGGTCATCCAAAACTAAAAAATAATAATCCGTTTTTTTATAGCCCTTTCTCACAATAAGGTTGTTTGTTTTTTTACTCTCTAATTGTGATCTAACTTGGACAGATTTACCATTAATTTTTAAATCAGATCCATGAAAGTTATTAACAGAATGGGAAAAATAAGATTGCATTTTTTTGGCCAACGCCTGTTCTGCCAAGCTCCCTGAAATAGTTTGTCCCCACTTTTTATACCAGTCAAAATCTGCACCACTACCCCAAGAAATTTTTTGTCGCATATTTTCGGTCTGCCTCAAAACTCCTGTGGTTGCACCTACCACAATTTCCTCCCAATTTAGTTCAATCTTAGGTAGATTCATTTTAATAATTTCTGGAAAACTCCTAACAACTTGGGATTGTGGATTAATAATCTAACAAAACTCTCACTTAATTTATCTACCAACTTTTCTTCGCCACATTTGCCTACATTAATATTGTCTTTTGTACACAACAGGTGGTAAAGTTCATGCAGAAAGGTGATAAGAAGGTTCTTCATGCTTTGATTTTTATAGATTAAAATTTCATTATCGGCTGGTACGAACATACCTACGCAATCTAGGTCTTGTGATTCCTTTCTCCCTATATACCTTATCTTGATAATGTGTCTTTTATATTGAATGGTTTTAGGGAGCATTAAATAAAATACACTATATTATTAATGTTGTCTATTGACTTTTATCTCTTATTCTGTCAATAATCCGTCAGCAATGTCGCAAAAAAATGATAGATTTACAGACCTAGCTTTCATGCAAGGGGACTTTAAAAAAGTTAATACCTCTCCCTCTCAAACAGCATTAAATAATTGGATGTGGTTCATTAAATATCCTTTAGCTCTCCATCTAAATTTCAAACCTGAATCTCCCTCTATTTCCTTTAAATCTGGCACAGCCATTCATCAATACTTTCAAAATATTTTAATGGGCAAAATGAAAATTGGCGATGTTGAAAAACAATATAAATTTATGCTGGACAATACCGTCTTTATAGAAAAGGAAAAAATCAAAGGACAATTCATTTTAAAAATTATTAAAAAAATGGTGGAAAATCATCTGCAAATGCTAATGGAAATTTCAGGCAAATACATGAAAGATTGGGAAGTCGAAGTTTCTTTTTCTAATTGGTACGACAATAAGTACATGGGTCAAACTTTAAATCTTGCCACCGAAGGTGCGATTGATTGTCGTAATCAACCTCTTAAAATATTTACCGAACATAAGAATAGATTTCCAAGAGTTTATCTTAGCACTGCTAAAAAAAATAAAGGTAAAAAAGTTTGGAATAGTTCAAAGCCAAGCAAATTAAAGTCTCCTCAATTTACCCATCTGATTGCAATGTCCGTTTATTCCCAACATCTAGGAAAAGAATATCAACCAGCCATTCTTTATTGTGATGAAGATGGGGTGTTGCTTTTCAACCAACATAACTGTGAAGACTTAACACAGGAAGGATTAAAATATTATTTTAATAAATTTATTCAGATCAACATTCAACGACAGGAAATGTTGAGGATGGCAGACGGCAGCATAAAAAAGTTGGCTTGTATGGTGGGAGTGGACTGGTCTGAAATTAAAAGAAGCAAGGATAATATCTTTCTTGCTCACATTCAAGA